TTTTTATATTTGCGGTCAACTGCAAGAGTGAACTTGGCAACTGCTTTCTGCTCTGCTCCTGCTGAATATCTAATCTCTGGATCTTTGCAAAGTCTCCCCAATAAAATGACTTTATTCATCTTTCAACTCCTCCCTTTCTTTCTCAAGAAATTCTCTGATTGCATCAACATTCAAAAAACCATCTGCATCCATCCAACCAAGTAATGTGGTTGGACAAAATTCAATTCTCTTTGAAATGCAATAATCCTTAAATATTTTTACAAGTCTTGTTCTCTCAGCAAGACTTGTCTCAATCGGTTTACTTATCTTGTTCATTTTTTCTCCTGTCCATATCCAATGACTGATGATGTGACTCCATTAATTTCAATTGACTCATTCAAAAACACCCTCACACAATTCAAATCTGATGGAATATCAAAATTGACAGAGTGAATGTAGATTAAATGAAATGAATCTGAATAATTGGTCAAGATGAACCATTCACTTTCAACTTTTTTCTTTGCAAGTAGAATCATTTGGTCAAATCCATTCACACCCCAGAATCCATCATATTTTTCACCTGTTGGAACAATCAAAAACTCATCAAATGTTCCAGACTCTTTCCTTTCTGCCTTTTCAATTATTTCTTTCAATTTTTCAGTCATCCTAATAATCCTCATCAATGCATTCATCTAATTCTGTGTAATATTCTCCGTCATAACCCTTTGCCATCAATTTTTCATAGCATTCCAGACAAACAAATCTGTATGGGATGCCATGACAGTCTGTTGTAAATTGCATATGACTCCTTGGATAATATTTCTCACAGTTGCAACAAAATCTTTTATCCTGTTCCATCTAAAAACTCCTTTTCCGCTTGCAATATAACCGTAATATTATATTGCACCTAACCTTGACCGCCCTTGCCTTGATTTCACAAGGGTTTGAGTCTCTTTTTTCTTGAAAAATACTTTTTGAAAAAATCGACCCTCATTTTTCATCATTTTCAAACTTCATGTGCTCCAATTTTTCTCTCTTTTGTGCATCACTTGTCCTTGTGTAGAGTCTTGTTGTGTCCAAGGAATTATGTCCAAGGATGTCTGCAAGTTCTGTGATGTTGTTGGAATAGGTGTTGAGGAATACCTGTGCAAATAAGTGTCTGAATGAATGAGCATGAACCTTGCTCTTTCTGACCCTTGCCTGTCCTGCAACTGCTTTCATCTGTCTCCAGATAGTAGATGGATTGACCATCTTTCCCTCAACAAAGGCACTTGGAAAGAGGAATCCCTCCTTGATGCCCTGCTCCCTTGCATATCTTTTCAACTCTCTCATGAGGTCTTGCCTCACAATGATTGTCCTTTCCTTGCCCTTATTAAATGCATTGATATAATTGCTCCCAAGGTTTTCAACCTTGAAAAATCTCAACTCTGAGATTCTGATGCCTGTCATGGCAAGGATTTTCATGATGTAGTAGAGTTGATGTTTCCCTTGCCTTTTAGCAAACCTTAAAAGTCTCTTATAGTCAGCAATAGAAAGAACCTCCTCATTGCTCTGCTTGGACTGCATCTTGATTTTCTTGATGCATAAATCTTTTAGATCCAACCACTTGAGGAACTTGTTGACCTCAACAATCCAGACATTGATTGAATTGGTTGACCCTGCAACCTCTCCCAGATACATCTTGTATCTGAGCATTGTGTCCTTGGTGATTTCCTCATCCTCTGGCAACCAATCAATAAACTTTTGGACATTGGCTCTATACTGATTGAGAGTGGATGATGCATATTCTTGATATTTCTGCTCCAGAATCCATTCATCAAGTTTTGGAATCAAGTCTGCTTTCTTCATATCCACTGCCCTCATCCTCATACTCAAACTCTTTATAGTCCACTTTCTTGAGGATTTTTCTCAGTGGCAACCTTGTGCCACTTGCAATCAATATGAACTCCAACTCCTCTCCACTCATTCTTGCAGTGTAGACTCTCTCAACTGTTGCAACATCCTCAACATTATTGTCTCCCTTGATGACCACTTGGTCTCCTGCTTTCAATTGAGAGAAAGCAGGTGCTTGGAAAACATAAAGCCGATTTTTGCAAATCACTAAATCAATGAAATTTGGTGAATGCTTTGCAAGTGAATCACTCATTCTTTCAACCTCCTACATTATTAATTTTTAACCATAGATTTATAAAAGAATGATTGAGAAAAAAGAATCAGACCGAACTTGGTCTCAAGAATTTTCGTTAGAACCCATTGAAAACATCTCATCAACTCTATTCTCCCCATCATTGAATTTCCGTTTTCTTGCTCTTTCATTATTCATCTGCTCCATTAGCTGATAAGCCAAGGGAACATCTTCTTTTCTAACCACATGACCTGTGATGTCATCCAGAACTCTGCCATCTTTCAAGTGATGTCTTATCATGATGCAATCTCCTTTGAGAATAAGACCTCAAGAGGAATGTCCACATTCAAAGTCTGCTTGATTTTTAATGCCTCATTGAATGTCAGTGGTCTTGTGCCATTTAATTTTTCTCTGATAGTGGTGTATGGCATTCCTACCAATAGAGCGAATGTCCGCATATTCAATCCCCTCCTGCTCAATTCTGCTCTTAAATTTGGATACATGTCTTTCGTCTCCTTTCGTTAATAATTTTTTGAATTTACTAAATTGCGTAAACCCTATGACTTGTATTTTACCCCTTATTGAGTTAATGTCAATCTATGTTTACTAGATTTAGTGAATTTTTCCTCAAAATGAATTAAATACTACACTATTTTGCGTGAATTACTGTTGCACCATCCTAAATTGAGATATATACTTTGGTTATTGAATTTAAAGGAGAATTGATATGACTATTGAAGAAAAGTTGAGAGAATACATTCTGACCTATTACAAAAGTATTAGAGAGTTTACACAAAAAGCTGAGATTCCTTATTCAACTATGGATGGAATTTTAAAGAGAGGAATTGCAAATTCTTCTATTGGTAACATCTTAAAAGTTTGCAAGGCTTTGGGCATCAGTGCAGATGAACTTGCAAGAAATAGGATTGTGCCTACAACAAAAAGTTTGAAACACATTATGATTGCAGAGATTCCAGATATGCTCATTCATATGAGAAAAAACAAAGAGGATTATATTGATTTGACTATTGATGGAAAGTCTTTGTCTGATAATGAATTTGAGACACTGCTTGATATGAATGAAATGACAGTTGAACTAATTAAAAAGAAAAGGGAGCAGATGCAACCATGAAAAATAAAAAAAGAGTGTTTTTATATGTTCGTGTATCAACACAGGAGCAAGCAAGGGATGGATATTCCATTGATGAGCAGATTCAAAGATTGAGGGATTATTGCAAGGCTCTTGGATGGGTAATTGTCAAGATATACACTGATGCAGGACATTCTGGAGCATCATTGGACAGACCTGCACTCCAAGATATGATTGAGGATATAAAGGCAGGAAAAGGTGATTCTGTTGTTGTTTACAAACTTGACAGGCTCTCAAGGTCTCAGAAAGACACCTTGGAACTAATTGAGGACTATTTCCTTGCAAATAAAGTTGAGTTTGTTTCTATGACTGAGAACTTTGACACCTCCTCTCCTTTTGGCAGAGCCATGATTGGAATTTTATCTGTCTTTGCTCAACTAGAAAGAGAGCAAATCAAGGAAAGAATGGCAATGGGCAAAGAGGGTAGAGCAAAAGAGGGAAAATGGGCAGGTGGAGGATATATTCCAATAGGTTATGACTATGTTGATGGAGAACTTGTCATCAATGAATATGAGGCAATGCAAATCAGAGAAATCCATAAATTATATCAAGAGGGAAATGCATTTTATAGGATTGATGGAATCTTTGATGAAAAAGGTTACAAGCAGAAATATGGCAAGTGGCACACTAAAAGAATCAAAGAGACCATGCTCAATGATTTGTATATTGGCAAACTCCATTGGGATGGACAGACCTATGATGGCAACCATGAACCAATAATTGATGAGGAAACTTTCAATAAAAGTGTTGCTCTCTATGAATCAAAGAGTCACTCCAACTGCAAGAATCATGGGAGAACTACATATCTTGGCAGTCTCATTTTCTGTGCTCAATGTTCTGCACGATATACAACCACCAAATTCAAAGATAAGCAATACAACAAAGAATATAGATATTATGCTTGCCACTCCAGAAGAAAAATAAATAGATCCATGATTAAAGACCCAAACTGCAAAAATAAGACTTGGAAAATGGAAATTTTGGACAACATGATTTTTGATGAAATCCGCAAACTTGCAGATGACCCAACCAATATCCATGACATTAGACAATCAAAATTCACTGATGAGCACTTGAAAAAGGAGCAACTCATCACAACAGAGATTGCAAAGATTGACTCTCAAAAATCCAGATTCATGGACTTGTATGGTGTTGGTGAATTTACTATGGAGGAGGTGCAACAAAAGGTTGCTCCATTAAATGAGCAGAAAAAGAAATTGGTCCTGGAACTTGATAAACTCTCAAAAACAAATGCATCATTGTCTGTTGAGGAGGCAACCAAAATCATTGAATCTTTTGAGGATGTAATGAATGAGGGAAATTTTGACCAAATCAGAATGCTTGTGAACTCTCTCATTGAGAGGATAGAAATTGACAATGAGGATGTGGACATCTTCTGGAAATTTGCGTGAAACCCTTGGTTTCATGCAGTTTCTTTGACCTTTAGCAAATTTGACCCACCATGTTAATGGTCATCTTTATTTGCTAAATAATAATAACCGAAAACAGAGGAGAATGAAAAATGTATGATATGAAATTTATTGAAATGCACAATGCCATCAAGGAGCACCTTATTTCAAAACATGGACAGGCTTTTTTGAACCTCTCCAAGCACCATCAATGTGCTCTTATCTCTGAGACATTTCTCAAGTATATGCAGGAGCAGAGAGAGAGACAGGCTTAGGCTTGTCTTTCTTTATATTCAAAATTCACTTTAGAGAGATAGACTCTCTCTTTGATTTTGGATGCTTTGACCTTGTCCGAATAATCATTTTTGATGACCCACCTCAATGCAGAGACCATTGCTTGATTATCCTTGTAATCATCCTCATTGATGATTTCCACCCTGTCATAATTGGTCTTGATAAATTCATCAATTAGCTTGTTAATCTTGGAATCTCTTTTTTCCTCTTTGATTCTTTCAAATCTCATGCCAAAAACCTCCAAGAAATGTCATATTTTGTCTTGCCATCTAACTATATCAGCATATACCCCAAATTGTAAAAAAATAAGCAGGTAGACACCTGCCTATTTTCACATATTCTATTTTCTTGGATTGATAATCTCATAGACATCACATCCCAGAGCTTCTGCCAATTGGAGAACTGTGACAACCTTTGCTCCATTGATGTCCTTGAACCCTTGCTCATAGTTTTGGATGCTCCTCACATTGACTCCAGATTTCTCTGCCAATTCTGCTTGAGTCATGCCCTTGTCCTCTCTCATCCATTTCAATCTGCTCCTAAATTCCATGTTGATTCACCTCCATTTCTTTACGCTTTTTAGTGCTCTCATCTATTGCATCAAAAATGTGTTTAGTACATTCATCACAATTGCAACGATTAGTGTTTTTTAAGCATCTGAGAGCCTCTTTCTGTGTGTCCTCATGGATGATGTGGAGACCTTTGCAATCCCAACACCAACCATAATTGAGATAGATCCACCATCCATCCTCATCATGCTCAAGCAACTCAACTCTTTCCTCATATTTCTTTGGAATCCTCATATCCTGCACCTCCTAACTCTCTGGACACATCATGCACTCATGTCCTTTGTATTCCCAAATCAAAATCTTTTCTGTCTCATCAGTTCTGATGATGTCATATTCAACTTTTTCAAAGACATCCTCTCCTGTGTCCTCTGCCACCCAATTCTCAAGGAGAGTGATTGTGTCCTCAGTCCTTGCAACAACCTCAAATTTGATAGTGCCTCCATAAAGTTGAGGATAGTGACCTTTTTCTCCAATCTTGAATTTTTTCATCATGCCTTGCTCCTTTCTAAAAAAGACGTTTTTTATTTGATTAT